GCAGGTATTTCTGTTGCCCAAGCACAGGTCACAGGCAATTTGGGCTTGACCTCAGACTACAGATTCCGTGGTGTAAGTCAAACCCAAAATGCTCCAGCAGTACAGGGTGGTATTGATTACAATCACGTAAGTGGTTTGTATATTGGTAACTGGAACAGTTCAGTTTCAAGCCAACTTTACACAAACGGTGCTGGTGTAGAATCTGATGTATATGCAGGTTTTAAGAAACAAGTTTTTGGTAACTTTATACTTGATGTAGGTACCATGAACTATTTCTATCCACGTGCAGGTACAAACGGTAATTTTGACACTAACGAATTGTATGCTGGTATTGGTTACAAAGAGTTAATCACTGTAAAATACAGCCACGCAGTCAGTGACTACTTTGGTACAGCCAACAGTAAGAACAGCTACTATGTTCAAGCAGATGCGGCAATCCCAGTTGTTGGTAAATTAGTAGCACTTGCACACGTTGGTCGCACTAATGTTGCTAACAATTCTACATTAGACTACACTGACTATAACGTTGGTCTTGGTTATGACCTTAAAGGTTGGAACTTGGCCGCCAAGTACTACATCAACGATAACAAGACATCAACATTTATGACTGCTAATACTATTAACGGTCAGAAATTATACAAAGATGCTTTGGTATTTTCTGTAGCAAAATCATTCTAATGAATGATTAAAAGAGTAAAGGACCTGCGGGTCCTTTTTCTTTATTGAAAAAACCTATAAGCGTCATTAAAATAATTATTGTAAAAATCTATTAAAAAGGTTGATTTACAAGTTAAATACTATTATAATAATATATCAGTACAAACACTGAGTTATTAGTTTTTATTCACACACAAGGAGAAGATATGAAAACAGTTGGACATAAATTAGAAAAATTTGCAGTCACAGGTGTCAAGCCAGGACAGCCAGAGGATGCTTTCTTTGAAATTACAGATGAGAGTTTTGCTGGCAAGTGGAAAGTAATTGTTTACTATCCAAAGGATTTTACATTCGTTTGCCCTACAGAGATTGTGGCCTACGATAAGTTGACCGCAGACTTTGCTGACCGTGACGCAGTATTGCTCACAGGTTCAACAGACAATGAGTTCTGTAAAGTTAGCTGGCAAAACGCTCACGCTGATTTGAAGAAGATCACACACAATCAGTTCGCTGACACACAACGTGGTGAGTTGAGCTTGATTGAACAACTAGGTGTGTTCTATGCTCCAGCAGGCGCCGCACTTCGCGCAACATTTATTGTTGACCCAGATAATGTTATCCAACACGTTACTGTCAACAATCTCAACGTTGGTCGTAGCCCAGAAGAAACACTTCGTGTCCTTGATGCGCTACAAACCGGCGAGCTATGTGCTTGTAACCGTACAGTAGGCGGAGAGACACTATAATGGCATTCATCGACGCAGTTAAATCAGCGTTGCCAGACTACGCAAAAGACACCAAGTTAAATCTTGATGCTGTTCTTTTGCGTAGTACCTTGGATGCAGACGTGGCCATGGGTTGTGCTGTAGCCGCACTCGCCGCAACTGGTAACGGAAAAATCCTATCAGTGATTTTAGCAGATGCTCCAGTACATGCAGAGTCAGCAATGACTGCCGCAAGTATTATGGCACAAAACAATGTATGGTATCCATATGTTGAAATGGCCGATGATCCTAGTCTAAAAGGTTTGCCGGCACAGTTACGCATGAATGCTATTGCTAGTCATGGCGGAACTACTAAGGCTAACTTTGAAGCCTTTAGTCTTGCCGCAAGTATTGTAGGCAAATGTCACTTCTGTGTCAAGGCACACTATGACACATTAAAACAAGAAGGCTATACCGTAGAACAACTTCGTGACATTGGTCGTATTGCCAGTGTAATGAACAGCGTAGCAAAGGTGTTAAATTCATAATGCTAGACTGCCTAATACTCGGTGATTCAATCGCAGTAGGTACTGCACAGTTCCGACCGGACTGTGCTGTTTACGCTAAAAGCGGTATCAATAGCCATAATTGGTTAAACAAAAATGTCAGCAAAAACCTAACTGCAAAATCTGTAATCATAAGTCTTGGATCTAATGATCATCAAGGTGTAAAAACATTTCACGAACTAATGACAATTCGACTACTTACAGATGCAGGCAGAGTCTATTGGATCTTGCCTGCAAACAAGCCAGACGTAACAGAGATTGTTGAAATTATTGCTAGAAATTTTGGAGATACTATTCTGCCTATTACCAAAGTCAGTAAAGACGGTGTACATCCTACAACTGCCGGATATAAAGAATTGGCAGAAAAGTTCAAATAAATACTAGATGAAACATTATAACTTTGAAGATTATTTTTCTAATTTAGAAATTCCAGAAACTTGGGCAACCTTATCAGACTTTATTGAATGGTTTATGGATTCCAGAATGCCATGGATGATTCCAGAAGATTCAGAAGTCTATGTTACTGATAACGCTAGTTCTATAATATTATTTAGGCATGATTGTTATCAAGTAGAATTATATGTAAATTATCCTAAAACTAAAGCACCGTTACACGGTCATCCAGGAATGGACTTAGTTACTATGCAGATTGGTAGAATGAATCCTATTCAATGGGCTCGTGCAGGTAAAGTATTAAGAAGCGGTAAACGTCACGATGCTAACTTTGTAAGTGAAAAGGGAACTGTATTTCTAACATTTGAAAAATGGATACCTAAAATACCAATGACCAGTGCGTCAGTTAACTGGTGTGGATTAACTGTAGGTCCAATACATGAAAAATTAATCAAACGGCATTTCCCCAATGTGGAAATAATTGACGGAGTTTCTGCATTAACTATTGAAATGATTCAAGAGACATATTGTAATGTCTAAATTAAAAAGTTATGGAACTCTTTGACCCGCATTCAAACGAATGGCTATTAAACAAATTTAAAATATACAGCGACCTACGAGATAGAGATACAGCATATTATAGTGAAAAGTATAAGATGTATGTCATAACTAGGTATGACGATGTTGTATATGCCCTAACAAATCCCGACTTGTTTATATCCGGCCAAGGAAATTTAATAATTGAAGATCCTCGTAGATTTGGCAAGACCTTGGGCGCAAGTGATAATCCCACTCACGACACATTAAAGAATATTGTAAAAAATGCATACGCAAAGCATAATTTAGAACGGATCTCATCTTTGTATAGAGAAAAAGTTAGAGAAGAACTTTCTAACAAAACCTTAATAAATTTATCAGAAGTAGCTGAGCAAACAACAGCCTGGGCAATTGCAGAACTACTTAATTTACCGTATCCTAAAGAGGATATTAAAAATTTGATAATAAATGTACAACGACATGCACCTCAGTGTGTTATGTATAATCAGAAAGCTAAATTGTTTGAAAAAATGATAAAGGTAGTAGGCCATGCGATTAGCACAAATAAACCTGTTCCGGGGCCCGGAATGTATGAAGAATATATATTAGCGAACAGACCAGACCAACCAAACCGATTGTATGGTATGTCGTTATTTACTGGCCCTACTATATCTGGTGCTAGCTCTATGACTGGGGCTATAGAATTTATGGTATTAGATTTGTTTAGAGAAAATAAGTATCGAGATGTTTTAGATAATCCAGCTTTGATTTCCAACGCAGTAAATGAATCGCTACGATTTAACGCATCTACTGGACGATTTAGAAGGACAGTTAGTACCCCGGTCAAACTACACGGTATAGACTTATCAGCTGGCGATGCTGTGGCAGTATGTTATGATGCGGCCAATCGAGACTCAACAAAATGGAATAACCCAGATATGTTTGATTTAACTAGGAATACTACTGGTATGGCGTTCGGCCACGGTGTGCATGCCTGCATTGCTTTATATTTTAGCAAGTCACTCATGGCAGTCTTCTTAGAAGAGTTTATAAATATAGTAGGGTTATATAAAGTTATTACGAAAACCGAAGAGTTGCAGTATGTAATGACTGCTAGCGGTAATGACGATATGATTTCAAATATTCACATAGAAAAAATAAACTAAAATGTCTAAGATACCTACAGTTAAGCCCAATACACAAAAAACTAAACAAATAGACCCACGTAAAATATACAACGGAACAATCCCTGTGGTTATAATAGGAAAAAAGAATGTTAACACCAATAATTAATATAGGTCTAGTAGCTAATATGTTTGTGAGACAAATGCACTTTAAAGAAGCTGGAGCATCTGAACAGGGACACGCACATACATTCGATCATCTAACTCTATTAGCAAGCGGAAAATTGCAAGTAGAAGCAAACGGTGAAATTACAGAATATACTGCGCCTACTATGATTTACATTAATTCAGAAGTAGAACATAAGTTAACAGCACTAGAACCTGAAACTGTAGCCTATTGCATACACGGCCTTCGAGACCTTGATAAATCGGATGACATCGTTAGTCCGGACATGATTCCAAATGGTGTGGCCTATAAAAAATTAGCCGGGCAAGTGCTCGCAACTGGAGAATAATATGTCTGTTACAATTACAGTAAAATGGGCAAGTACTGAGGATAAACTAGCCGGGACTGAGTTTGCCGCTGAACGCAGTGCCAAACTAGAATCGATGCATACGGAAGGTAAACTTATAAAATTTAATCAAAGTAATTTGTCTACTAGTGCATCGTTGATTTTTAACACGCAAGCAGATGCTGAAGAATGGAAAATGTTTATTCAAGACCTTGCTACCAAATACAACAAGACCATATTGTCTATTGTAAATAGATAACCTGACATTTTGGCCGGATATTGCCAAGGGTCTTGACAAAGAGACTAAATAAAAGTATAATAGAATCATGTCAGCGAAAACTAGCGACATCTAAGAGTTGTAGAAATACAACACGCAAGATATCCAAAAGTGGTTGACAGTAGGGCTAAAAGGCCTTATAATAGAGACTAGTTAGCAAGCAATGCGTAGATAGATGTTGTAAAAATACAACAAAAATAAATGCAGAAAGTTGTTGACAGGGGCACTGAAAGGTGCTATAATACATACAAGTTAGCAGGCAATGGTGCTTACTAACAAATTTTAAAAGAGATTTAGAGAAAACAAAATGCAATCGAATTTTAGACAATCACATTTTAATACGATGCCCAAACAGGCAGGTGTAATAGCCTGTTCTTGGTTATCGATTAATGGCGGAAGTCTATCATATGATCGCACACCAGAGATTCGCAGGGTCCGGAGGACTGTAATGTAACTTAACACTTACATCACAAACTTCAAGGACCCTAGGATTAAAAACCCTGGGGTTTTTTGTTTTGTGGAAACGGAACATGAAAGAAACAGATAGTAAGAAACAACGAGAAGCAGAGTTTACACAAAAGCATACGCTAACTCCAGAAGATTTTCGAAAGTTGATCTTTGAAAAGTTTGAACGTGCTAAGGTGTATCACGAAGCAGTTAGAAAGCGCGAGATTGCTCAAGGGTGATTGTAGACCGCAAAGTGTGAACATACAGGAAACGAGGTCCTGGCTAGGCACTATAAACATCTAGCAAACGGGCGGCGACTAGGATGGAATCCCTCTTCTGGGACTAAAAATCAGATCGTATTAAAGCATTCTTTACGAACAGACAGTCTAAGTAGTTTAGAATGCTTTAATACACACATTCCAAAGAGTGTGTTTCGGAGGATGTTCCCTATTGCCGGCTGTAACCCGGTAGGCATAACAAGTAGGGTGGCGCCAAGTGGTTCGATTCCATCATCCTCCACCAAATATTAATGCCAGCGAGACTTGGTAGTCAGAGAGGTCTTATACACCTTTTAGCGCCAGATTAGCGTTCTTGATAGGGTTCGATTCCCTACGCTGGTACCAAATATTGCCGCGTAACTCAGAGGCAGAGTAATCGCTTGATAAGCGATAAGTCGACATTTCGAAATTGTCCGTGGCAACCAAGTTTAGGATACTAACAGCAAACTTAAAAATTCAATTTGAACTTGAAAAGTAAATGTATCCTGTTTAATTATACTCCGGTCGTCTAGTGGCTAGGACGCCAGCCTTTCAAGTTGGAGAAGCGGGATCGAAACCCGTTCGGAGTACCAATATGCCGTTGTAGCTCTCTGGGAGGGTGACTCGTTGTCTGCGAGACTTAGGTGGGTTCGATTCCCATCAGCGGCGCCAAATCTATTCCGTGAAATCCAAGCATGGTGCAAGGACCTGACTGTTAATCAGTGATTAGGTGAGTTCGATCCTCACACACGGAGCCAAACAATTTAATGGGCTGGTAGTGATACTGGGGTACACGGGGCACTTGCAATGCTCAGATTGGAGTTCGATCCTCCACTGGTCCACCAAACGTATTAAGGAACAATGATGGCAAATGTCAAAAAAGGTAACTTAACAGCGCCTCCACAATGGTGGAAGCATTTGAAAGATTGGAAACGAGTGTTTTGGAAATCAGAACGCCAAGCCCAAAAGAGAAATATCAACAAAGGAGAATGACATGAAACGTGCTAAACGTTAGTGTCATCTTTGACCCCCGTATGGTCTTAGATGGCACGTAAAAGAAAAT